AAAATTTGAGTCTGTTGTACGCAGCTTAAGAGATGCTCAATATCTTTATAACAGAAGAAAGGTTATTGAGTTGGATATGCTTGAGTCTCAGGTAAATAGCGGTACCAAATATATTGAGGGTTCAGTTAAAAACCCTAAAGATTTATTTAAAAAGGGACAAGGACAGGTGCTTGAAATAGCGGATGGTTTTAGCATAGAATCTGTTCAACAAATAATGCCTCCATCAATACCTCCGACAGTATTAGAGGTATCCAAGATATTGGGTGAGGAAATAGCTCAAATATCCGGTATTAATGAAGAGCTTGTTGGCTCAGCTGTAGATGATAAAGCTGGTATTTTATCTATGCTTAGACAGAAAGCCGGGCTGGTAACGTTGCAAGGTTTATTTGATAACCTGGACTTCTCTCAAAAACTACTGGGAAACTTACAATTAAGGGCTATACAGACAAATTTCACGCCTGTAAAAATAGAAAACATAATAGAAGAAAAGCCTACATATAAATTTTATAACGGTAATTTTGGTAAATATGATGCTGTGATAGAAGATGGTATTAACACATCAACTCAAAGACAAACTCAATTCGCTCAATTACTTCACCTTAAAGAACTTAATGCTATTCCTATACCAAGTGAGGTATTGATTGATTCCATGACTGTAAATAACAAAAAAGAACTTGTTGAGGCTATAAAAGCTCAAGAACAACAAGCGGCTGAACAACAACAACGAAGAGAGCAAATTGAACTTGCTGAGTTACAATCACGTATTAATTTAACAGATGCTCACGCTACTGAGAGAGTTACAAGAGCTAGTGCTAATGAGGGACTTGAGGTTGAAAGAGAACGTGAGGCTGTCAAAGATGATACACAAGCTACGTTAAACCTTATGAAATCTCTTAAAGAGCTTGAGGATATTGATTTAAATCAAATAACAAGGTTATTAGAGATGTTAACTTTGGTTAAAGGTCAATCTAGTGAGAAAAGTACGGATCAACAAAAGGTTCTACCATAGGTAGTTGGTAGTTAGACTTGTCGTAGAGTGTTTTTACGACTTGTTGCGCGATAAAGCGTGGTTTCTACCTGAAAGGGAATGACATGGCAAAAAAGAGATACGATAGCGGTATGATTAAACAACCACAGAATGATCACTGCAATTTACCAGATCAGGTAATACGTAAAAAAATACCCAAAGAAGACGTATTTCCACAATACTATGATGACTCTGTTGAAGGAGTAAGAAACTCTTACAACAAAGTAATCAAACAAATTAAGAAATAGCCTTTCTCTTCTGGCGTGGTAAACGTTTCTCCTTTAACGTTTTCCCGTTTACCACGCCTTTAATAAAAAGGAAATTAATTATGCCAACACAATTTAGAGAGAAAAAATTTGAAAAAATGTTAGAACGTATTCTTCCAATGGGGAATCTTTCAAAGTCGATTAAGATAGAAAAGAATCCTCTACCACCCGTTAATGGAAAAATAGAAACACCTGAAGAATTAAATCGCAGGCAAAACGGAAATTTTAAAATAAAAGGGTTTTAGTAGTGGGTCGTAAAAAAGGAAAAGTTATAGGTGCTGAAGAGACACTAAAAAAAACTAATACGTATAAACAAAATTACCAGAATGTTACCGAATATGAAGATTTAAAAACTGATGAATACACACAAAAAGTAGTAAAAAGAGAGATAGATTATTCAGAAGTTAAAGACTTGCATGATGTTATAAAGATTCAAAAAGATACTCTTTTATCTGATGTTGATATAGCTATTAAAGAAGGAATGAAAAAATATGAGGGTTCTTTTTTTGTAGTGTTCACTTCTATTACAACAAAAGATAATAAGCAACAAAATATATTTACTGTAAGAGATACATGCCCACAACCTGATTACGATCAAGCTGTTTTTTTCTACGATCGTGTGAAACAAGAAAAAGAATTGTGGTGGACTATACCAATAAAAGAAGTTACACAGTTTTTAAATAAAAATAGAACTACTGTATCACCAGAACATTATCCTATTTTAGATCAAGTAATTAAATTCTATAACAGAGAGTTTGGAGATAAAGCTTTTAACTATAATAAGGAGAATTTTTAATGGATAAAGAAGTAACATTAGATGACCTTGATAAAGATGTTGGCTTTACATCTAAACACCTTGAAGGTGCTCAACCAGAGGATGAACAAAAAGAAACTCAACAACCTGAAGAAAATAAACCATCTGAGGATAAACAACACCTTGAAGGTGAGCGACAACAGGAAGAAAAACAACAACCAGATGGTGAACAACACTCTGAGAGTGAACACTCTGAGAGTGAACAACCTCCTGAAGGTTCTCAGCAAAAAACTAATAATTCCAGTGAGAATATTAATTTTGTGGCTATGCGTAAGATAAAAGAGAGGTTAGAGAAAGAAAATAGAGAATTAATGGAGAAGATAAGGTTACAAAGTGAAAAGCCGGTAGATAAACCTCAGCAATCAAATAAACAGCCTCAAGTGGATGATAATAGTTATGATTTTTCAGAAGATGATTTAATTGAGGGTAAACACCTCAAGAGTGTTCTTAATGAAGTTAACTCATTAAAAAAAGAATTAAATCAATACAGACAACAAGAGCAATCATCACGCCTGGAAATGAAACTTAAGGCAGAACATCCAGATATTGAGAAAGTTGTCACAAAGGAAAATATAGAGCTTTTATGTGCCGCTTACCCAGCTGTTGGAGAATCCATAAAAAATGATCCTAATGTTTACACACAACTTTCATCTGCATATACCCTGATAAAGAATTTTGGAATAGGTGATCAAAAAGCTCAAGATAAAACTATAGAAAAGAATCTTTCTGCTCCAAAGACAGCTAAAAGTGTGAATACTAGAACTACAGCTTTAGATAGTGCACATAATTACACTAAAGGGATGACAGAGAAAGACAAAGAATATCATCGCAAACAGTTATATCATGCAATGCAGTATGGAGAAGATTAAAGTTGAAATATTTTTATAATTTTTTGTATAATTATTTATGACGTACAGGTCTCGTCAACCAGCGTAATGGAATTCGCAATTCCGCTTGTCTGTTTAGCTCAATAACAGAATCGGCGTATATGGTGTTCGCACCATGATGGTGTTCGCACCTTGAAGGTGTTCGCCGAGCCCAGGACGTATGAAAGCCTCGTCCGACTTATTAATTTATTTTTTAGTATTTAATTAATAAGGAATATTATGGGTGTAACAACAACGGATCAATTATCCGCTCCATTACAAGCTACTTTAATGGCGCGTGTTCTATCTAACGAAATTCCTGATAACATTCACACAATTCCAGCCCTTAAGGAAACATTACCTAATAAGGGTGGTATGTATGCCAGGTTTTTTCGTTACAATAAACTTACGGTAGATACTGTTTCAGTGCCTGATAACAGTGTTACTGAAACGACTCCAGAAGCATTAAGTAATAATTTTATTGATGCGCAACTTAAAACGTATATGAAGATTGTTGCTATCAGTAGAATTGTAACTCTTACAGATCAAACAAAACCTCTTAACCAGGCTGTCCATCAATTAGGTCTTAATTTATCTGAGACTCAGGATACATTGACCAAAAAAGTGATGGAAAGCGCAATTAACGTTTATAATTGTGTAGATGGCACGAATGGCGATACGCCTTCTGAGATTACTGATACTGATATATTGGATATTATTAAGGTATTAATGTCAAAAGACGCTAAAACGGCATTTAGATCAGTTAGAGGTTCAGACAGATTTGGTTCAGCTCCAATTTTGGATGGTTATTTCGCTTTAGGGCACACTGACATTTATAAAGACCTTAGAGGTGTCTCAGGGTTTGTTTCCAGACATCAGTATGGTGTAACTGAAAATGTACCAAAACCAGAGGTTGGTGCTGTAGATAGAGCTAGATTCCTCCTTTCGTCCAATGGTTCTTACAATGATGGCGCTTCCGCCAATGGAAACAGGGTTTACAATGTTTTTTATTGTGGCGTTGAGTCTGTTGGTATTGTGGATCAGGATGGTATGAGTACTGAGCTTATCTATAAGCCACCTATTTATCATGGTGCTACAGGTATGTATTGCACACTGGCATGGGTAACCAGGATGGCACATCAAATAATGAATCAGAATTGGATTGTAAAACAAAGATGTACTTTATCTTAAGGAGTGATTAATGAGCTTAATAAATATTGAACAAGGATATTTTACATCTGATGGAAACAATAAAACTCTCACATTCAGTCAAGATGTAGAATGGATTGAAGTTATTAACTACACAGCATCAGACGCGGCTACAAATGGAGATGCCTGTTCCTTTTATTGGCAAGAAGGAATGGATACATCCTCATTATATAAATACCACCCAGCGGCCAACCAAACATTGGCGGTAGATTCTTCCGCTAATTCTTTTATGGCTATAAGTGGTGATTATAATGAAGGTTCATGGACTGCTATAACAGCAGGTACCAATGCTACACAACCTGTTTATTCAACTGGTGATACTACAAATCTTCAAACAGGCGCTATTGTTAGAATTAAAGGTACTGATCAAACAAACTTGAATGGTCATGATTTTTCTATTTCTACAGTTGTAGCTAATACTTCATTTAAATTGGAGAATGCAATAGCTACTGCACCAGGTGTAGCGGCTGGAGCTTCTGGTTATTATAGATTAGTTGCTCCCGA